AGTGGATGGCGAACAACAGCCGCAAAGAACCCACGCAAGAGCACCAGAGGTGGCCAGGGCTGGCCAGCATGGGATCCGCAAGCGATTCGCCAGGGGATTATTAAAACTCGCGCAGAAGGCCGCGTGCGGTCGGATTACACCACTAGCGCAGGCGCACTCTTAAACAAGACCGCCTCGGGCGTTATCTTTGAAGTAGCAGGACGCAGAACGCCAGGCGAAGGAACCGGACGGAAACTGATCAGCAATATGAACGATCGCTTCCGCAAAGCCAGTCGCGGAGTTTATGCCGTCATTGATCGTGATCGCCCTCGGATTTATGCCAATATCAGATCAGCAATGGACGACGCAAAGAAGACCCTGCAAGCCAATATAAATAAAGAGAGAGGATAACCCGACATGGCAATAGGCGCAGTAACCGCCCGGATTATCACTCAATATTCAGATAAAGGCAGCAAGGCAGCAGCCAGAGACATAAACAAGCTCGGCAAGAATTTCGATAAATTTGCAGGCAGAGTAGGTAAGGCCTTCGGATTAGCTGCAGCAGCGAGCGCGGCATTTGCAATCAAGATTGGCATCGATTCCGTCAAGGCCGCGATTGCAGATGAAAAATCCCAGGCGCTCCTTGCCAATTCGCTCAGAAACACCACAGGCGCAACAGACGCAGCAATTGCCGCAACCGAAGCATTTATAGATCGCACGCAGCGAGCATTTGGAGTCGTCGATGATGAACTTCGTCCAGCACTTGCAAAACTCTCCTCAGTAACCGGCAGCCTGACAGCAGGGCAACAACTTCTAGGCTTAGCACTTGATGTTTCAGCAGGCGGATCCGTTGATTTAAGCGCAGGCACAAACGCAGTAACAAAGGCGTTACAAGGGAACTACAAAGCGCTCAAGAATCTGGGCGTCCCAATTACAGACGCAATGGCTAAATCAAAAGACCTAAACGCCGTTCTTGCTTTGACAGCAAAAACATTCGCCGGCGCAGCAGCAGCCAGAGCAAACACATTTGAATTTAGAATGAAGCGCTTGGCGATTGCATTTGACGAAGCCAAAGAAACACTAGGCACAGCGTTACTGCCTACCCTTGAAGAATTATTCAAAATCCTAGTTACTAAAGTTATTCCAGCAATACAAAAATTCTTAGAAGAAAATGGAACTAAACTTGTTGCTGTATTTACCGGAGCAATCAAGGCAGTCGTTGGCTTTGGATTTGTAGTATTCAAAATCTTTGCATTTGTAGCAAAGCATAAGGAAGTCTTTGTAACACTTGGTGCGATATTTGCAGCAACATTCGTAGCAGGCAAAGTGATTGCATTCGTTACCGCGATACAAGGACTGGTCAAGGCTTACCAAGCGATCAGGGCTGCAGCCATTGGAGCAGCAGCAGCAGAAGCAGCAGCCACCGGCGGAATTTCAGTCGCAGCAGCAGCCGCAGGCGTTGCCGCATTCGCCGCAACACTTGGCGGTCTTTATCTTGTCGTAAGAAAAGCAAACGGTGAAATGAAAAAGATGGAAGGAGCCGGCGACAATTTAGAATTCTCATTCGATGGATTGAACGGAACTACTAAAGATTTCATGAAAGGTCTCGGTGGCCTCAACGTTGATCTTGGTAAGACAACAACAAAGACAAAAGCGCTCACAGCAGCAGACCTCAAACTTATTGCAACACAGAAGGCGCTCGCAGCCTTGCGCAAACTTGGAGTCAAACCAACCACAGAAACAGATCCCATCCAACTCGAAGCAGCACGTCTGAATCTTATAAAGCAAGCAAACATCGCAGAAGCAGAACGCGTCCAGGGAATACTTGCGAACCTAGAAGCGCAACTCAAAGCAAACGATGCAATTCAAAGATACAGCGATCTGCTTGGCGTTCTTGCAGACTCCAAGATTTCACCAGAAGAAGTAATTATCCTTTCCCAGAAGTGGGGCATAAGTAAAGACGCGGTCGTTGCATATACCACCGCAATCTTCGCAGTCAACGACGGAAAGATTTCAACAAAGGAAGTCGATACTCTTGCAGCACAATGGGGCGTCACAAAGAGACAAGCAGAGATTTATCTCGACTTCTTCTCAAAAATAAATGACGGCAAACTTTCAAATGAAGATATAAATAACCTTGCAACTAAGTGGGGCTTTACAAATAAACAAGTCGCTGATTATGCAAAGAAAATATCAGAAGGCGTAACTCCTTCTGCACTTTGGCCTACACCAGGAAACCAAGCAGCACAATCATGGAAAGACGCACTTGCAGCTCTTAACAATTATGTTGCAGCGACAGGGGCCAAGATTGCAGCGCCAGTAGCACCAACAGCACCAACAGCACCAGTAGGAAGTGTCAGTTTACCTCCGAACTTCGAAGGCTTTGGCCCTCCTGGAAGTAAAATATCAAAAGCAATAGATTTAAGCGGTTACGTAGACGCGTTTGCCAGGATGCCGAAGATGGCAGCCGGTGGCATTGTCAACAGCCCCACAGCTGCGCTGATTGGCGAAGCAGGGCCAGAGGCCGTGATTCCACTCAATCGGATGGGATCAATGGGCGGATCCACCGTCAACATCGTTGTCAACGGCAGCGTTACCAGCGAAGGCGACCTCGTCAATTCAATCCGCAACGCCATTCTTCAGGGCCAAAATAATGGCCAGGCGATCACAAAGACAGCGATCCAACTTTAATGGCAGGCATTCCACAGCTCGGCGCTTCCATCGATTTCACAAATGGCCCGGCTTTTATTTCAACAGCATTCACTTTAGATGACGCAACAAAAGGTGTTCTTGGAACAGGCCAGCTTGCAGACGCACCTGATTCGGTTGATATCTCAAGCATAATTTTGCGATCATCAATTCGCAGAGGGCGAAACCGCATTCTAAACAAGTTCGAAGCAGGAACGGCAACCGTTGAGATCAAAGACGACACAGGCGACTGGAACCCGGCCAATACAGCCGGCCCCTACTACGGCAAACTAATTCCTCTGCGCAAAATTCGAATCTGGGCAGATTACGACGGCGTGCGTTATTACCTTTTCTCTGGATTTATTACCAGCTATGACACCACATTCGCACTTGGAGCAGACGAAGTTTCCCGAGTGATTCTGCAATGCACCGATGGCTTCCGACTTCTAAATAATGCTGCAATTAGCACAGTGCCAGATACTGCGGCAGGACAATTAAGCGGAACACGAATCAACAAACTTCTAGATGTTGTTTTATGGCCTGTGCCACAAAGAAACATAGACGCTGGAAATAGCACGATGCAAGCAGATCCTGGAACGGCAGATCGAACCGTCTTAGAAGCAATTCAGACCGTAGAAAATAGCGAATTCGGGGCCTTCTTCTTAACCGCCGAAGGAAATGCAACCTTTTATTCAAGAAACACCGTAAGCCTAATTGCAGACTCGACGCCGACCATTTTCAGCGATGATGGATCAGGAATCGGCTACGCCCAAATTGATCTGGCCTTTGACGATACGCTTATCGTGAATGATGTTTCTGTTCAAAGACTGAATGGAACGAATCAAACCGTCAGCGATCAGACATCAATTGATACCTACTTTAAACATTCAGGAGCAAGAACCGGGATTCTGGTGCAAAGCGATACTGAATCACTAAACCAAGCAACCATGATATTACAGGCTCGCAAGAATGCGACTCTTCGAATTGATTCGATGACCCTCAACCTTGTCGATGACGGACAAACAGCAAGAAACATTGCTGGCATTAATCTGGAGATATTTAACCTTGTAAATGTTACAAAGACGATGCCAGGATCCACATCAATTAACAGCGAATTATTTGTGCAAGGACTACAACACGACATAACAAGGACAACATTCACCACTAAGATACTGACAAGCGAACCCATCATCCAGGCATTTATTCTTGACAGTGCAACGCAAGGCCTTCTGAACGTCACAGGCGTTCTGAGTTACTAATAAGGAGAAATCATGGCAGGAGCAGGTTACAATTTATTCGCATCAGGAAACGTGCTGACAGCAGCGCAAGTAAATACTTACCTGATGCAACAGACCGTGATGGTTTTCGCATCTTCAGCAGCTCGAACCACAGCTCTAAGTGGAGTCTTGGCAGAGGGTATGCTTTCCTATCTTTCAGATACAAACGCGCTTCAATATTATGACGGCGCAGCTTGGCAAGATGTAAGCAACCCAGGAGATATCACCGGAGTAACAGCAGGAACAGGACTCACCGGCGGCGGCACTTCTGGATCGGTAACGCTTGCTATTGATTCAACTGTTGCAACTTTAACTGGCAGCCAGACATTAACGAATAAGACACTTACCACGCCAACAATCTCCACACCAAAAATTTCTTCCACCTACACAGCAAAAACCGCTTCTTATACTTTTGCATCTGGTGATGAAGGCAATATCTTCTCAATGAACAACGCGGCAACTCAGCAGTTCAATATCCCGACTGATGCCACATTCAACTTTGCGGTTGGAACTGAAATAAATGTGTTTTGGATTACAGGCGCAGGTCAACCTACGATTGGCGCTGTGACACCAGGCACGACAACTGTTATCTCAACAGGCGGAACAAGTGCTACACCTAAATTGCGTGTTGTAAACTCTGGTGCAACTTGTAAAAAATTGGCTGCAAATTCTTGGATTGTTTTCGGAGACCTCGCCTAATGACTCCGTTGCTAGGAATTATTGCAAGTGGAATAAGCAAAAGTAAAGCTTTCACTTCTTTCATTGCAATTGCACATTTTACCTCACCTTATATCAGCACTTACGGTTGGTCAGCAGGATTCGGAACTAAATATTCAGATCCTGCAACTTTGCCAGCTGGTGACGGATCGAGTGTTACATTCAATCCAGCAGGAACAGTAATTGCAGTCGGCTCCAATTCTGCAACTCCAATTATTGCTTATCCTTGGTCAGCAGGATTTGGAACTAAATACGCAAATCCTGCAACCTTGCCAACTAGTCAAGGATTTGGAGTCGCTTTTAATCCAGCAGGAACAGCGATTGCAGTTTCTCATGCCTCATCACCATATGTAAGTGCTTATCCTTGGTCAGCAGGCTTTGGAACTAAATATGCAAATCCTGCAACTTTACCAACTGGTAATGGGCGCGGCGTTGCTTTCGATTCAACAGGAACAACAATTGCAATTGCTCATGCAACTTCACCATATGTAAGTGCTTATCCTTGGTCAGCAGGATTTGGAACTAAATATTCAGATCCTGCAACTTTACCAACTGGCGGTGGAAACAGCATCGCTTTTAACCCAGCAGGAACAGCAATTGCAGTCGGTCATGATGTTTCACCTTTTATTAGCACTTATCCTTGGTCAGCAGGATTTGGAACTAAATACGCAAATCCTGCAACCTTGCCACCTGGAGCAAACCGAACTAATGGCGTTTGTTTCAATCAAGATGGAACTGCAATTGCACTTGCCAATGACGGCAACTATATCAGCGTTTATCCTTGGTCAGCAGGATTCGGAACTAAATATTCAGATCCTGCAACTTTACCAACTGGAACAGGAACTAGCGTTGCTTTCAATCCAACAGGAACAGCAATTGCGGTGGCTCATATTACATCACCATATGTAAGTGCTTATCCTTGGTCTTCAGGCTTTGGAACTAAATATGCAGATCCTGCAACTTTACCAACTGGTAATGGATACGGCGTTGCATTTATCTAACTACTAACAGAGGAAAAAATATGACAGAACAAACAGGAATAGAACTGACACCAAAAGAAGTGCGAATTCTAGAAGTCGCTTCATATAAAGCAAACATTGAAACTTACAAAACTCTATTGTCCACACTTGATGGCAAATGGGATGCAGAGCTTGGTCATTTGAAAGAATTAGAACCACAAGAAGCTGCTCGTCAATGTCCAATGGATAAATTGGAACGATTAGCAGTCTTGCAACAATATGATCAAGTAACAAACCTACTCAAAACCGAAATTGTTGAATGCGCTAAAGCCTCTGCAATTTTGGCAATAATGTAATCCTTTAATGGGATACCAGGACGGCGACTGCACCCGGGAACCAACTCGGACAATTGATGACGCCGTCGACGAAGTAGAAGCATCGGGGATCTACAAGAAGCCAGGAGAACGACATGGGAATTAGCACCCGGCAAGTCACCGTAACAACAACCGCAACCGCGCTTGTTGATGCCACAGCCGAAGCAGAGATGGTTTATTTACACAGCTCAAGCGGCACATGCTTTGTAGGAAACAGCGATGTAACTGCGAGCACCGGATACAAAATGGATAACGGCGACAAGATCACCCTTGATAACAAGGCAAACGGAATCTGGGCCATTACCAGCGCAGGCACAGTAACCATGCAAGTGATGGCGATCGGGAAATGACGGCTCAAGATTACGCAGCTCTAACCGTTTCTTTGATTACGATTGGCGCAGCCTTTATTGGAATGACCAGATGGCTTGTTAAGCATTACCTGGCCGAATTGAAGCCCAATGGCGGCAGCTCAGTAAGCGATAGAATTTTAAGAGTCGAAAACAGAGTGGATGAGATTTATAGCCTACTCTTAGAAAACAACAAAGCAAAAGGGGGCAGGAAATGAATCAAGTGCAGAAGTTTCTAGATTTAGCACAATCTGAAGTCGGCTACGTTGAAGGGCCTTTAGATAACCAAACCAAATACCAAAGAGCGAACCAAGCATGGTGCGGCGCATTTGTAAATTGGTGCGCAAAGCAAGCCGGCGTCAAGATTCCAAACTGCGTTTACACCCCATCTGGAGCAACAGCATTTATGGATAAGAAGGCCTGGACACTTGCAGAGCAAGCAGATCCAAAGCCAGGAGACATCGTTTTCTTTGACTTTGTAGTAGACGCTTTAGATCGCATCGGCCACGTCGGAATTGTGATCACAAATAACGGCGACGGCACTGTGACGACAATTGAAGGAAACACCAGCTCGGACAAGAAGGGCAGCCAGGCAAATGGCGGCGAAGTTTGCCAAAAAATAAGAGCATATAAGAAGAAGAATCGCAGTAAACTAAAGCCCTCGCTTCCAGTATTCGTCGTGGGATTTGGACGCCCACAATTTAAGGAGATTACAAATGGATAAGAAAAAACTCCAAGCCATTGCAATGACCTACTTGCGAGCAGGAGCAGCAGCAATCGCAGCTCTTTATCTTGCAGATCCCAATCGCCCACTCAAGGAATATCTTGCAGCAGGAATAGCAGCAATTGCTGGCCCAATCTTGAAGGCCATTGATCCTAAAGCAACCGAATTCGGACGCGGAGCAAAATAATGTCAGCAGGACAGTTAGATATAAACGTAGAACAAGGCGCGACATATTCTCAAACTTTGACGTGGAAAATTAATGACGCACTAGTGAATTTGACAGGCTACACAGCAAGAATGCAGGTTCGAGAAGATGTTACATCCACTTCGACCATCATCTCCCTGACACAAGCCGCAGGATTAACACTTGGCGGCGCCGCCGGAACAATCGTGATTGCATTGACCGCGACACAAACTGCGGCATTAGTTTCAGGAAATTATGTCTACGATTTAGAACTTGCATCAAGCGGCGGAGTAGTAACTCGGCTTATTCAGGGTGATTTCAATATAAGTCCAGAGGTTACTCGATGAGTTCAATCGTTTATGTTCCTACTACCGAAACCGTTGTTACAGTAACCGAGACTTCAACAGCAGTGAATACATCTACGATTACAAACGAAGTCGTTGTAAGCAACAATCAAGGCCCTCAAGGTATTCCAGGAGAAAACACCGCGCTTGTTGCTGTCGGCACGACTACGACTCTCGGCGCAGGCGCTTCAGCAACAGTAAGCAACGTCGGAACCGCAACTTCGGCAATTCTTAACTTTGGCATTCCTCAAGGCATTCAGGGAGCAACAGGTTCAACCGGCGCAACAGGATCCACAGGAGCAACTGGAGCAACAGGCGCAACTGGAGCAAAGGGCGACAAGGGCGACACCGGGAATGCAGCAACAATCGCAGCAGGAACGACGACGACGACTGCAGCTGGAACTTCGGCCACAGTTTCTAATTCAGGAACATCCAGCGCCGCGATATTTGACTTTGGCATTCCACAAGGAGCAAAAGGCGATCAGGGAATACAAGGGATACAAGGTATTCAGGGAGCGACAGGATCCACTGGTGCAACAGGAGCGACAGGTTCATCGGGCGTTATTGCCGTAACCGCCCCAATCACCAACTCTGGAACTTCTACTTCAGCAACAATAGGAATTGACCAAACAGGCTTAACTATTGCTGAATCACAAGTAACTAATTTAGTGACTGATTTAGATGGAAAAGTGCCTACAAGCCGGACAATTTCAACGACCGCGCCTATTGCTGGCGGTGGAGATCTATCCGCTAACAGAACCTTATCACTAAATACTGGTTCATCACTTACTACATCAGGTTCAAACTTGGTAGTAGATTCAACAGTAGTTCCTTATTTGGCCACAGCCAACACTTTTACAACTGCACAAATAATACAAACTGGTGCAGATACAAATACAGGTTTATTGGTTACAGGTAATTCAGCTACGCAGAGCGCAGTTTTACTTAGAGTTCAACAATCTGGTGGCACAACCTTATTTTCCGTCAGCGCTGGTGGCACTTTAACTGGAAACCTCAATTTGCAGGTTGTCAATGCTGCGACAGTAAATATTGGAACTTCTGTAACTACATCAGGAACTACTCTTATACAATCTGCTGGAACTGTAAGCGGTTCAACAAAAACAATAAACTTTGGAACTGGCGGTCTTTCAGGTTCAACAACAGCCATTGCTATTGGTTCTGCTACTTCAGGTGCTACATCAAGAACTACTCTCAATGGCGAAACAAGAGTAACTGGCGTTATGTCTCAAGGAACAACAGCAGGAGCGCCAACTGTTGCTTCGGCCACAACTATTGCTCCAGCAACAAACATTCTTTTTGTTTCAGGAACAACATCTATCGCCACCATTACCGCACCTGCTCCAATCGCAACTTTTGGCGGTCAAATAACTATTATCCCAACAGGAATATTTACAACAACAACTGCTGGCAACATAGCGTTAGTTTCAACTGCCGTAGTCTCAAAGGCTTTAATTATGACTTACGATCCAATAACTACCAAGTGGTATCCGTCTTACTAAGGAGAAAAATGGAACTATCAAACCAAAACAAAGTAAGTGTAATCAAGGAAAATCTATTGTCCCTTGCAGAGCGTTCTTATCAAATTAAAATGGAAATGGAAATTGCTAAAGCAAATGGCAATGATGAAGCCGTTGGTCAATATCAAAATATGATAAATGAACTTGCCGTGTCAGTAAAAGTTTACCAAAATGAACTAAACAAACTGGAGACAGAATGAACACAAAGAGAATGGGTAAATAATTTATGAATCGGGGGGATATTCTTCAAGAAGCAGCTCGTCTTACAGCCAAAGACCGCCAGCAAACATACGGTGATCCAAGAATTAACCACTCCAGAATTGCAGATTTATGGACAACATATCTGGAGCAAGAGATAACACCACAGCAAGTAGCGATATGCATGGCGCTTGTGAAAATTGCACGCCTTATCGAAACCGAGACAGAAGACTCATTCGTAGATTTAGCGGCCTACGCCGCCATCGCCGGCGAAATTGCGACAAACAACAAATGAAGGAAATGATTACCCTTGTCCCCACCAGAGGACGCCCGAGCAACGCCCTGGAATTGCTAGTAGCACACGAAAAACTTTCCACACATTCAGACATCCTCTTCGTTATTGACGCAAACGATCCAGAGCACGATGCCTACGAATTCAAAGTAGGCAAAGACAGATGCATGACAATCAAGAACGAAACTCGGGGAATGGCTTTCCCGATCAACAAAGCAGCCAGTGCGATTGTAAAGAAGGGCAAATATAAATACTTCGCCTTCCTCGGCGATGACCATCGCCCACGCACAGCCGGCTGGGATGGGATTCTGATCCAGGCGATGCAAAGGCGGCCGTCGATGGCCTACGGTAACGATTTGTTCCAGGGCGAGCGACTTCCCACCATGATCGCAATGACAAGTGACATCGTCAAAGCCCTCGATGGAATGGTTCCGCCAAAATTAAAACATTTATATCTAGACAACTTTTGGAAGAAACTCGGCCAGGATTTAAGAGCGATAACTTATATTGACGCCGTTGTTGTAGAGCACATGCACCCTATTGCAGGCAAAGCCGAATGGGATGAAGGATACAAAGAAGTCAACGCCAGCGAAATATACGCATTCGACGCCCTCGCCTACCACAATTACATTCAGAGCGAAGCCTACGAATTGCTGAAGCACAAACTAAAGCCATGAAGCAGCTCATCGCCTACTCGTTATATGGCAGCGAAGAGAGATACACAATCGGTGCGATCAAGAACGCAATTCTGGCAGCCAGACACTTCAAAGGATTCACGCTTCGCTTTTACACCGGGCCTAGCGTCCCAGAATCCATCAAGCAAACCCTTCGCCTATTCCCCTATGTCCAGCTCGTAGAAGAAGAAGGCCCCGAAGACCACAGGGCCAAACTCTGGAGATTTCAGGCTTTGATAGATCGCGAATTTGACGTGGTTCTAAGCCGCGACGCCGATGCCAGGCTCACGCACCGAGAACGGATTGCGCACGAAGAATTTCTGGCAAGCGGCCTCGATTTCCACATTATGAAAGATCATCCCACAGGCCACAATTATCAGATCAGCGCCGGAATGTTTGCAGCAAGAACCAAAGCGATCCCGGACGATTTGAAGGAAACAGAAGAAGCCAAAGATTATTACACGCAAGATCAGGACTGGCTCGCAGCTCATATTTGGCCCTTGATCAAGGACAGCACCCTGATCCACGATGAGAGCTACGAAACCCCCATAGAAGGCAAGAGCAAGCGCCGCCCATTCCCGATTGCAAAGAAGGCAAGCCTTCACCACATCGGGGCAGCCCTAGAAGCAGATGACCGCTTTTATTTCAGCGTTGACCAAGCAATGGCAAAGGCCGAATCAGGAAGCGACAGATATCTGGCAGAATGGCTTATATGAAGATTCTTATAACAGGAGACGCCGGCTTCGTCGGCCGCGCCTTTCACAGAGCACTAGATGACAAAGGCCATGACATCACCGGCATCGACATCGCAAACGGAATCGATTGCAGGGATTTCTTCAAGAAGGACGACACCAGATACGACGTAGTTATTCACCTCGCCGCGATTGTCGGCGGCCGCGCCACGATTGAAGGCAACCCTTTGGCCGTTGCCAGCGACCTCGCGATCGACAGCGACATGTTTCAGTGGGCGGTGCGAACAAGACCGAAGCATTTGGTTTATTTCAGCAGCTCTGCGGCATACCCAATTTATTTGCAAAAGGCCGCCTACAAGCAACGACTTCGAGAACCCGATATCAATCTAGATCACATAAGGACGCCAGATTTAAGTTATGGCTGGGCAAAATTAACAGGCGAAACTTTGGCCCGATACGCCAGAGCAGAAGGCATCAAAGTCAACGTCCTGCGACCATTTAGCGGCTACGGCAGCGACCAAGCGCTCGATTACCCATTCCCATCTTTAATTGCACGCGGCAAAGCCAAACAGGATCCGTTCGAAGTATGGGGAACAGGCGAGCAAGTCCGCGACTTTATCCACATCGACGACGTTGTTGCAGCTACGTTTGAAGCAATCACAAATAACGTCCAAACTTTGAACCTTTGCACCGGGCGTCCGACTTCATTTATCCAGCTCGCAGAGATGATCATGCTCACCCAGGGATATCTCGCCCCGATCAAGAAACACCCAGGAAAGCCAAGCGGAGTCGAATACAGAGTCGGAGATCCGCTGAAGATGTTGCAAGTTTATGAACCACAAATCAGCCTTGAAGAAGGAATAGCCAGGGCGCTTAAAGAATAAAAAAACACCCCCCACTGCCGATAAAAGGCGATGGGGGGCATTTCTTGCTAAAGGAGATCGGATGGATCTCGGATAGATTGCATCTCCTTTGCGATGATCCGATTTCCCCAATAAGCCAGGAACCAATCGGGAAGAACAGGAAGGCGCAGCTCTTTCTTTGGCAGCAGCACGATCAGGAAAGACCAGAGGCCAAAGAAGAAGCCCATTGCAAACCAGAACCAGATCCGCCGGCCATAGGCCAGGGCCAGGATCCCAGTAACAGGGGCGATGAGAAGATTCCACCAGCTCATCGCACGTAGGCTTTCAGAGCATCCACGATCACTTCACTGACGGATTTCTCATCGGCGGCAGCTCGGGCCTTTACTGCAGCCCATAGGGAATCGGACACACGGACAGAACGCATTTTCTTAGCGGCCATCTGCAATCACCTTGTCAATCATCACAGAACAGGATCCGTAGCCATTACCCACCCAGCAGACATCGCGGATGGCATATGTGAACAGACTGACTAGGAACAGATAAATCACGACTGCCACTACGCGACGTCGACGGACATATTTGCGATCCATTTTCATGATTCACCTTTATCTTGGAACGGATTAGGGGCAAAAATGCCGAATGCTTTTATCTCTTTTATACAAATAAAGCAGATGCCGTTTCCATTATGTAAAACTAGCCCTGCCCCAAACTTTTCACATAACGAACATTTCATGATTTGACCTTTCTTAAAGCTTCTAAATAAGAGGGCAATCCAGCTAAGACATTAACCATGACCGCCTCCATCAATTCTGGATCCTGCGCCTCGGCAGCAGCCTGGAGATTGCAAGCCGAAAGCTCCATCCCTTCCATCACGTCGATCAGGATATTCTTCATAGCACCCATTTATTTACCTTTCACTATAGAGGAATGAACATCTGCACAGTAAGGGCAGACTGGAACACGTTCTTGCTCGCCGTTGTCGTATCGATACCAGCGATAAATCAGAGTGGCGCTGCGGCCACAGATTGCACATTCACGAAAGAACGAAACATCGCTCATGATTGCACCTCGAATTGTGCATGCTTAGAGGAACAGGAGACGCAGACATTCATCCAATAGCGCTCGCCATTTGGATGCTCATATTGGCGCTTGGAGATCGCCGAAGCAAAGCAAAATCCACAATTAAACATGATCAGCGACCTTCCCATGCAGCTCGTGGGGCATAAGGGGAAACAGAGGAAGAAGAACTAACTTCAGAAGTGGCGATCCAGACGACAGGCAAGCCGCCTGAAATATCTTCGTCCTCGTCCTCGTCTTCATCTTCGGAATGAACCAAAGAGATGCAATCAATAACAGCAGACAAAGGATAAGAAGGCTGAGTGGCAACCATTACATCGGCCTCGGCCAATTCAGGAAAATCTTCAACAAGATCCTGCAGCTGCTCGATGAGATCAGTAAGAGTCATTATGCTAACCATTCCTTTGCGATCGCAACAAGAACAGAAGAAGAAACCATTTGACCCTTGAAAGAAACAACAGCAGCAAGACCAAACGATTCAAACTTATACATATGCAAAGTGCCGTCTTCGATTGCAAGACGCACGCCGTCGATCATTGTCACACCGCGAGAAGCTGGAATTGATTCACGATAACCAGCTGCAACAAGATCAACGCCGCCCCAATTATTTTCGACAGGAACATCGCATTCACCAGAGATCGCTAACTCAGTAGCAGCTTCGACGATTAGATCTTCCAGATTTAGAACTAACATTTTATTACCCCCCACCGGCTGAGACATTCGCTCCTTGCCGATAAGAGAATCATCCCATAAGTAATGACAAATGACCAGACAAAACAACACATTTATCCTGTGAGTTTTATCCACAGGTAGGGCAAAATGAGCGTGAAATGCCAGCGCCCACCGAAGCAACGGCGTGGCTTCCACTGATTGAGGCACAATACCCCCACAATTACCGACAACAAGGCCGCAAGGCTCCAAGACTAAAGGGGGAACAAAATGCAGACAGCGATCATCATTCTCGCTGGAACAACAGCAACAGGAATAATCACCGCAATGTTATTGCGATGGCAACACGATCCATTTGAAGAACAGATCAGAGAAGCGCTGCAATACGAAAGCAAACAATTAAAGATAAAGAAGGCGCTGGAAAAATGAAATACCGCGAGCCTTTATTTTCAGTGCATGGCAACGAAGGTCGCCTGGCAATTTATTTAGAAGAACGCGACGCGGTTCTAGATTTGATAGAAGAGACCGGCAGAGAAGTCCATCCAGATTACATTGCAGACTTGGCCGATTACGGCGAAGTGCAAAACTTGAAAACCGAAGAAGGCTTCGATAAGTATTCGAAACATCGAAACAAATTAGATGAGACGGTTCTATTGATTGCATCGATGAGCCATGACGAAGCTTTGACTTTGGCCCAGCAGATCCTGATCACAGCGAGAGAACTCAGAGAACCGAGACCGCCAAGATTGGAAATCGTAAAGTAAATGGCAAATCCAAACGGACGCAAAGGCGCACTCTTTGAAACAGATGTGATGAGATGGCTGCGTTCGGTTGGAGCGATTGCAGAACGATTGACCAAAGCCGGCAGCAAAGATGAAGGCGACATCGTCTGCATCGTTGCAGGCAAAACTTATATCTTGGAATTAAAAAATCGAAAGAGCATCTCACTCCCGGCGTTCTGGGAAGAAGCCATTACAGAAGCCGAGAACTATGCAAAGGCCAGAGGACTCGAGCAAACTCCCCCGGCATACGTCATAATAAAGCGACGCAACTCAGGAATTGAAAAGGCCTGGGTTGTTGAAAATTTAGAGCAATGGGTAAAGCGCAATGATTAGGACGCAACTCAACCTACCAATCATGCAGCTCTTCAAAAGTCCAGCATGCGCCGAGATCGGGGATCCCGATTATTTCTTCCCGGAGACAAAACAACAAGAGGCAGATCGCCTCCCAAACCTTCGCAAAATTTGCGGAGCTTGTATCGAAAGAAAGGAATGCTTGGCATACGCCATCAAAGAAGAGATCCAGCATGGCATCTGGGGCGGCAAGACGCCGTCCGAGAGGGGCCTGCCCTTGAAGCGCGATGAACGACGAATTCGAAATGAACGCGTTATAAAACTTCGTGATCAAGGAATCTCAACAGACGAAATCGCCAGAAAAGTAGGCATCAGAGTGACCCAGATTTATCGGATCTTCAGCGATGCAAAC